AGGCATTTAGGTATTGGGTAAACGAAGGTGTATTCACAACCTATAGAAAAAAACTTAAGAGAGAAATTTCTATCGAACATGAAATGCAAAAGTTATTAAAACCAATAAAATAGGTTGACAATGCTATGCACTTTTTTGTATACTATAAAAGATGAGAAAATTAACTAACTTTAAAAAGGAGACTGTATGAATAAAAGAAGTTATGACAGAAGTGAATCGATTTCTATAGAAGGAAAACCGTTCCACTTCACACCTGATAGGAAGGAGTTTCTATCAAACCTTACTGCGATGTTTAAAGACAAAACATCGTTTACTAAAGAAGACTTAGACAAAGTAGGTGGAATGCCTTACTGGTGTAAATCTGCAAGATATAATTTTAAAGATAATGGTATCTTTAATCTTACTGCTGTAATAAATGGATACAACGGTGGTTATGAATCCGAGAATGTAGTTCCGATTGCAAAACCAGTTCCTGCAACACCAGTCGCAGTTCAAACTATGCCAGTTGCAGCTGCAACTGAATCAGTGAATGTTCTTGACGAAAAGGTCAAAATCATTCCTGAGAAAATGTCTAACTATGTTCCTTTCGGACATTTTAAAGATATCAAAAACATTATCAAGTCTAAGATATTTTTCCCAGTGTTTGTGACTGGTCTTAGTGGTAATGGTAAAACTCTTATGATTGAACAAACATGTGCTCAATTGAAGAGAGAACTTTACAGAGTTAACATCACTATTGAGACTGATGAGGACGACCTAATGGGTGGTCACACACTAGTCAATGGAAACATAGTCTACAGGGAAGGCCCTGTAATCAAAGCGATGAGAAAAGGTGCTGTCCTTCTCTTAGACGAAGTTGACTTGGGTTCTAACAAACTTATGTGTCTACAATCAGTTCTTGAAGGTAAAGGTTATCTAATCAAGAAAACTGGTGAGTGGGTGTCACCTAAAGAAGGTTTCACTATTCTTGCTACTGCAAATACTAAAGGTCAAGGTTCTGAAGATGGAAAGTTCATAGGAACTCAAATCATGAATGAAGCAATGCTTGAGAGATTTGCAATTACAATGCAACAAGAATATCCACCAGTGACTACTGAAAGAAAAATTCTTGAGAAAGAAATGGAGTTGACTGGTGCAGTTGATTCAGAGTTCGTGACCAAACTAGTAGACTGGGCAGACATAATCAGAAAAACCTACTATGAAGGTGCGATTGATGATGTTGTCACTACTAGAAGACTTGTTCACATTGTCAATGCATTCAGAATGTTCAATGACAAACTCAAGTCAATCACAATGTGTATTTCTAGATTCGATGAAGAGACTAGAAATAGTATTCTTGACCTCTATTCTAAGATAGATGCAGGGGTTGACCTAAATGCAGAAAACCCTGTTGACGAAACAGAGTCTTCAGAGTATAATGATTAATATGTTTGGTAAAAAGAAAACCATTGATTACAAATATAACGAGGACAAGTCCCTAAAGGAATTGTCCTCTTATATCGACAATACCTATGACCAACATTACAGTTTAAACAAATACCAATCCACTGAATTTATAATTGACAGTGGACATGGTGAAGGTTTTTGTATCGGGAACATAATGAAATATGCACAACGATACGGTAAAAAAGGTGGTAAGAATAGAGCAGACCTATTAAAGGTTTTACACTATGCACTATTCATGCTACATGTTCACGATAAACAGGAGACTAAAAAGTGATGAAAATAAGTAATGACACGAGAAATGTCTTAAAAAATTTCTCAACAATTAACCAAGGAATTAGGGTTAAAACAGGAAACAAGTTGGAGACAATCTCTAACATGAAAAACATTCTTGCAGTTGCAACGATAACCGAAGACTTTCCACAAGACTTCAGTATCTACAATCTGCCTGAATTCTTAGGTGCGACTTCTTTATTAGAAGACCCCGACTTTCAATTCAACGATACATCGTTGTCTATTACCGATAGTAATTCTGCAATGAACTATTTCTTTGCAAGTGAAGGTATGGTTGTTGCACCCGATAAGATGATTACTATGCCTGATGCAGAGATTACATTTGACCTATCGTCTACACTTCTGAATGACTTGAATAAAGCATCAAGTGTTCTAGGTGTAAATGATTTAATTCTGAAGTCAGACGGTTCTACTATCACACTCGAAGTGACTGATAAGAAGAACACAACATCTAATACATTCTCAAGGATTGTGGGAACAGGTGACGGAACCACTTATCAAATGAACTTTAAGATTGAGAATCTAAAAATTCTAGACGGAAACTATACAGTGTCAGTATCAAGTAAAGGAATTTCAAATTTCAAAAACAAAGATATAGACCTTGAATACTTTATTGCATTGGAACCTGATTCAAAGTATGGTGTTTAGACTAAATACATTTAGTGTGAATATTGTGCCAGTCTCTGCAATATACACGGGAGTAGTCCATACTCATCAAAGGGTGGATTACACTGTAGACTCGGTGGGGGGTTTACTCTTATGAAACAAGAATTTTTATATGTAGAGAAATACAGACCTCAAACTATTGGGGATACTATACTTCCTGCAAGACTCAAAACTACATTCCAAGAATTTGTAAAGAACGGTGAGATTCCAAATCTCATGTTATGTGGTTCTGCAGGAATTGGTAAAACTACAGTTGCAAAAGCACTTTGTAATGAAATGGGTGCAGACTTCATTGTCATCAATGGTTCAGATGAAGGAAGATTGATTGATACACTTAGAACCAAAATCAAAAACTTTGCATCTACAGTTTCACTTGGTGGAGGTTCTAAAGTTGTAATCCTTGACGAAGCAGATTATATTTCTGCAGAAAGTGTTCAACCTGCATTAAGAAACTTTATAGAAGAGTTCTCTTCAAACTGTAGATTCATATTCACTTGTAATTACAAGAATAGAATCATTGCACCTCTACATTCTAGAACAACAGTTATTGACTTTACAATGACACCTGATGACAAACAAAGACTTGCAAGTGTTTTTCTTGCAAGAATTATGGAGATTTGTGACTTAGAAGGAATCAAATATGACCAAAAAGTTTTAGTAGAACTTATTCTTAAATTCTTTCCCGACTTTAGACGTTGTCTAAATGAAGTTCAGAGATATGGTGTGGGTGGTGAGATTGATACAGGACTTCTCTCTACTCTCAACGAGGAGAAACTCACACCACTCGTTGATATGATACAAGACAAAAACTGGAGTGGTGTAAGAAAGTGGGTTGGACAAAATTCTGATAACGACTTTAATACACTTTACAGAAAATTATTTGATACACTTGAGAGAAGATTGGAACCTAGTTCTATTCCTGCATGTGTATTATTGATTGCAGATTATCAATATAAGTCTGCATTTGCAATGGATAGTGAGATAAACTTCATTGCATGTCTAACAGAAATTATGTCGGAGTGTAAATTCAAAGATGGGTAAACTCAGACAATGGTTTTTTAAGTGGTTGGATAGACAAGTAGAAAGGTCTATGCAAAGACAGGCAGACAGATTGTTTATGAAACATAAAGTCAAAACTACAGACGGAGATAACACATGACACAATATGACGATAGAGTTCAATATCAAAGGGAATTATTAAAAGCAGAGGAATGGTCAAAAACTGTTAAATCAATTCATGCACATTCATTATCTTCTATGTGGTATGACACAAGACCACAAGATACTGAAGACGGAAAATCTGTATTAGATGTAATTTACAATAGTGGACTCATTAAAAGAGAAACACATGACGGACATACACTTTACTTTGGAGAAGAACTCAAAGGTCAAGAACTTGTTTACGAATATCTTAGAAATGTCTAAACGAAATCCTTTTGACTTTGTAAAGTCGGTCTCTTACGACAAAAAAGATATCATGGTTGATGATATCGAAGAGAAATCTTATCAACCCTTTCTAACAAATAAAGCTTTATCTTATCATCAAGATTCAGTCTTTTTTTCTAATGAAATGAACATCAGACACGGTCTAGACAACCGTCTTCAATACCTTTTTTTCCTAAATACTTTAAGGAAAAGACAAAGGTTTTCACAATGGCAGAAACCATACGTGAGTAAGAAACTTGATGTCATAAGAGAATATTATCAGATAAGCACAAAACAAGCAAAAGATTATATGAGTATCTTATCTGATTCCGATGTTCGTAAAATGAAAAAGAGAATGAAAACTGGTGGAAAAGATAATGTATGAACAAGACCAATTAGTCGAAAAGTTAGTAGAAGTTTCCTTCGAGGAACGTGACGACTTTCTAAAAATCAGAGAAACCCTATCAAGAATCGGTATTGCATCTAGACGTGAACAAGAGTTATTTCAATCATGTCATATATTACATAAAAGAGGTAAATACTACATCGTACACTTTAAAGAATTATTTCAATTAGATGGTAAACCTACAACTATAGAAGAGAGTGATATAGGTAGAAGAAACACTATTTGTGGACTTTTACAACAATGGAATCTTCTAAAAGTATTAGAACCATCTAAAATAGAGGAACCAAAAGTTCCTTTATCGCAGATAAAAATTATCCCATATAGAGAGAAAACTGAGTGGAAATTAACCACTAAATACTCGATTGGTAGTCAATAATCCATAAATATAGGGTTATTAACTAAAAACGGAGGTTCTATATGTTCTCAGGAATTATAGACTTTGTTATGGGAATTTGGAATCTATTAATGATTGTACCAGTTGTAATATCAATTTGTTCAGTCATAGTAGCATTAACACCAACACCTGCAGACGATAAGTTGTGGGCAAAGGTGTATAAATACTTAGAAGTTCTTGCACTTGCAATAGGTAAGGCAAAGGATAAAAATCCACTTTTGGATAAGTAAATATAGGAGAATATTATGGAATTTTTGATATTTCTAGGTGTCATAGTACTAATAGTAGTCGGCATCAAACTCTTCAACGATACTAAAGAAGTACCAGTTGTAGATAAGAAACCTGCTCCACAACCAAAAAGCGATGTCCCAAGTGTTGCACAGTTGAAAAAGTTAACTAAACAACAATTGTTCGACCTTGCAGACAAAAAATCTATTAAGGTTAAAAAGTCAGGTACTAAAGCAGAAGTAATCAAACAGATATCATCTGCAAAGTAGACTTAACTTAGTCAAGTAAAGGGTGCTAAAATGCACCCTTTTTTTATATAAATAGAGGTATGGAAGAAATATTTAATTTGATAGGTGAAGTTGGGGTTCCGATTGCAATGGCATTAGTCATGGGATTCTTCATCTTTATGGTAATCAAACAAATATTTGAAGGTATAGTTGACTCAATAAGAACACTTACAATGTTTTGTGAATCGTTAGAGAATCGTGCAAGAACGATGTCTAACGAAATGATTAAGATAGACATGTTAGTGTCAAGTGCATTAGAGTTAAGACCCGATATAGAGAGAGTTGCACGTGCAGAAAACTTTATAGAAGACGGTAAACTTGATGTGAGAAGGGACTAATGGAAGATACTTCTGCAATAGTTCAACTTATTACCGATTACGGATTTCCAGTTGTCATGATGGTTGGACTAGGATACTTCGTATATTATGTGTGGTGGTTTATTGGAGAAAAGATAGACCCCGAAATTGAAAAGATGCACTTTGCATTGATAAGAGTGATAGACCAAACTAGAATGTTAGACCAAGACCTAATTCGATTAAAAGAAAAGGTTGATGTTGTTCTAGAATACCGTGAAAATGAAAAAAAGAAAACTACTAAAAGGTAGTTATGATTTATACATAACTAACGCTTGTAATTTACATTGCACTGGTTGTAGTGTTCTTGATTATGGTGGAGATTACGATAAGAAAGGTAAAATCACTATACCATATTTGAAGTTAGAGGATGTCAAAGACATTATAGAAAACTTCAACAGATTAGATTTATGTGTTGAAGAACTAAAAGTTCTAGGTGGAGAACCTACAACACACAAAGAACTCAGAGAAATTACTGAGTACTTAGTAGAAAATAATGATTGTTATGAAAAATTATCTATTGTCACAAATGGATTAAATTTTTCTAATAACATAATCGACATAATGAAAAGTTATGACCGAATCATTATTTCAGTTTATACAGAATTGGGTAGAATTGATAGTGAATTAACTCGTTCAAATGTGTATAAAGAACTGATAAAAAATTCTACTGTAGATTTTTGGCAACAAGATACCTTTGTCCGTTTCGGTGAAAAATGGGAAAATGTTGAGTATGACCAATGGAGTAATTGGAATAATTGCTACCAAAAAGATAAGTGTGTATCTTTATCTAAAGAAGGGATATACCGTTGCACCATTCTTATGAATGAGAGAAGTGAGGGTGTAGACTGGTCTAATGATAAAGACATTATTAATTATGTGCATCGTGATGAACCTTTAGATAGGTGTAAAACATGTTATTGGCCTGCACGACAAGAACGGTGGTTTAGTAAAATGTGGAAGACCGATTTAAAAAATTATAAAAAAGGTTTAGAAATTATAAAGACGGTAAACATACATGAAAAAAATAATATTGACAACACTACTATTCTCGATAGGTCAGACTAACGCAGACATAGTACACAAATTCAAAAATCCATCCTTCAGTGGAATCGGAACTGGTGCTCATTACCTTACAATTGAGAACCAAGAGACATCAAGGAAGAAAGCGATTCGTGATGCATTGGACGCCGCTGAAAAGGCCGCACAAAGAGAAGAAGAAAATTCCACCCTCGCAAAATTTATAAGAAACTTAGAGAGCAGAATATATGCTCAATTTGCAAAACAATTGGTTGAATCAATGTTTGCAAATGATACTCCTGCAGGTTTTGGTTCCTTTGTATTAGAAGGAAATACAATCACATGGGAAGTAATCACTGATGAATCAGGTACAGAATTTATAAGATTGATTGTTGTTGCAGAAGATGGAACATCAACAGAAATTACTATTCCAGTTGGTACTGGAAACTTTGCACAAGACCCTGATGGATAAATTAATTTCATCAATAGTATTATCTACAATCTTATTAGGAGGATGTGCATCTGTTCCACGTTGGTCAGACAATCCAAAAGATTGTAATCCCGAAACATGGGGTGAAGAGTATAATCATGATTTATGGAACTATGCAAAAGCAGGTGGAAGAACGTTTGAACGTGCAATGCCTTATGTTTGTGTAGATAATCCTCAAGTAGTTCAACTTCCATCATACATTGAACTTATGCAATTACCACCTGCAAAAGAAAAACCAATTGTTGCAGTTTATCAGTTTCAAGATAAAACTGGACAAAGAAAATCAAGAGAAGGAATCGCAGACTTCTCTACTGCAGTGACACAAGGTGGAGTTGAGATGGTAGTTGATGCACTTAAGACTGCAGGAAATGGAACATGGTTTCGTGTCGCAGAAAGGAATGGGATTGACCACCTAGTCCGTGAGAGACAAATCATACGTAGCGCAAGAGACGACTATGCAAGGTCAACGGGAGAAACTCCCCAAGGTTTACAACCTCTACTATTCGCAGGAATGATAATAGAAGGGGGTGTAATTGGTTATGATACTAATATGGAAACAGGTGGGATAGGCGCAAGAACACTTGGTATAGGATACGCAAGACAATATCAAAAAGATTCCGTCACCGTATCCATGAGAGCAGTGTCCGTATTAACAGGTGAAGTGTTATTAAACGTTCAGACACGTAAGACTGTTTTGTCTTATGGGTCTTCAGGTGATGTGTTCCGATTTATAGAACAAGGAACTCAATTAATAGAATATGAGAACGGTGTGGGAAATAATGAAAGTGTGACATACGCAGTACGAACAGCGATTGAAGCTGCAGTACTGGAATTAATAAACCAAGGACACGATAGAGGTTTTTGGGAAATAGAAGGAAAAAACGAAAATGAATAAAATACTTTCTTTAGTATTACTAATGTCGACAGCTTTTGTTTTCGCACAATCCACTGATGATAATGAAATTAAAATCACTCAAACTGGTGACACACTTAGTTTGACAATAGACCAAATTGGTTTTGGAAACAAGGTAGGTGGTGATGATGGTAGTTCAGGAAGTTTATCTTCCATGACAATTACTGGTTCTTCACTTACTTTTGATTTAGATTTCACTGGAAATAACAACGTTCTTTTCGGGCCTGTAATCGCAGATAGTTCAAGTTATACACTTGACTTTACTGGTGATTCAAACTCAATTGATTGGAACATTGGTTATATCGGCAGTTCGGATTCTTCAAACTATAACTTTGATGTCACTGGTGATTCAAACACCTTTGATTTAGACCAAGGTTATGCTTTTAGTGCAGAAAGATTAGATGCAGATTTGATTCTAATTGGTAATTCAAATGTATTTGATATCGATTGGGAGAGTGATGATATTGTATGGAATTTCGAGGTGACTGGAGATTCAAATAATATTAACACATTGCAAAACGATGAAGCACATTCACTTACAGTTGATTTGACTGGTGATAGTGCAGACGTAGATATCACACAAATATCAGGTACTTGTCCATCAGGTGCTACAGGATGTTCAAGTCCTGCAGGTATTATTGTGTTAGATGTCACATCAGACAATGCAACAATTCAAATTAATCAAAAAGATTCAGCTAACGATTCTTAGTATATCATTGGTGGGGTTGGTTAACGCCGACCCCATAGGTGATGTCACTGAATTTACAGGTATAGGAACACTTGTAAGAGAAAATAGTGATACTGAAATCTCAACGGGAAGTGAGGTTCTTCTTTACGATGAAGCACGAACTGGAAACGGTAGAATGCTCATCGAATTTTTAGATGAAGAAAAACTTTCATTAACCGAACACTCAATCGTCTATATTGACGAAGCATATTATGACCCCGACCCATCGTTATCAAAAATGTCGATACGAATGGCACGTGGAACAGCGAGATTTGCATCAGGAACAGGTGCAAGAATAAACAAAGCGAATATAAACGTAGAGACACCTACTGCACAAATTACGATTCGTGGAACAGATTTTACAACCACAATCGATGAACTGGGTAGAACACTTGTAGTGTTATTGCCTGATGAAGATGGAGTGACACCTTCAGGTGAAATAGATGTCGAAAACGAAGGTGGAAAGATTACACTTAATAAAGCATTTGAGGCGACTATGGTATCCTCAGTTGAGACACCACCAACACAAAGTGTGGTGATTAATAATATTACAACATCTATGATTGATAATATGTTTATTGTCAATCCACCCGAAGAGGTGAAAATCGCAATGGAAGAAGAAGCGATGAATGACCTCGACCAAGACCAAGGGATATTGGATGTTGACTTTTTAGAATTTAACGAATTGGAAAGTGATGCACTTGCAGACACTACTGAAGACTTAGAGTTTTCAGAGTTAGACATCGATTTATTAGATGTAGATTTCCTTGTAGACTTATTAGATGTCGTAGAGGAATTAGAAAGGACAACAGTTAAATTTGGAGATGCACAAAAGAAAGGTGAAACAGGAGACTTCGACCTTCAAGGTGCAACAATAGGATTTAACAAAGATTCACAATATAATGTATTTGTCCAAGACGGAGATTTATATCTCTACAGAAACGTAAACGGAGTGATTGAGATAATCATTGCACAAGGTGGAAGTGGTTTCGTTTCGACTGCTGTTGAAGGATACGAGGGTGTTATCGAGTTTGGTAATGGTGACCCAAGTATTCAAATTTATATTACCCAGCAGAACTAAATAGGAGAATATATGTTAAATAAACTATATAACTGGCACCGTGACTATTCGTATAAATGGATAGACATACTAAAACTGGATTCATACGAAGTCGCATGGATAGGTTTTGGTAAAGGTGTCTTATTAGTGTTAATATTACAATGGATATTTTAAAGAAAATACAATTGACAATCATAGGGGTGTTATGCATCCCTATGACCTATGCAGATGATAACGAGATAAACATTCCGAATGTTTCGGGTAATGATATTGAAATAAAAATTAATCAAGTGGGATACGCAAACACTATTCAATGTTATCAAACATCTTCATGCTACACCAACCTACCTGGCGGTGAACTCAACTTAGTTCAATACAATGATTCAGGAACAATAAACAAAATAGAACTATGGCATCTTGAAGGACAAGATAATATTATCCGTTGGGGTCAAGGTGTTGCATGGGACAATGCAACAAGTAGTACCTACTCTTATGACGGTCAAGAGGGTGGTGGACATTATGCAAGATTAGACGTACACGGAGATTACAATCATTTACAAGGACATCAAACAAATGCAGGAAGTACCAGCGGTCACACATTCACAAGTCTTATTTTTAGTGATTATAATGATATTTGGGTAAGACAACAATATAACGGTGCAAAGACAATCAATCTAACAACATACAATGATGGTAATGATATCACATTACGTCAAAAAGGTTCATGGGCAACTCACGTTGCAAACATTACATTATCAGGAACCGACCCAACCACACTTAATCTATTACAACAAGGCACTACAACACAATCATATTCACTTTCACAAAACTGTGCTACAGTGGGTGGTTGTTCAGTATCAGTCACACAAGGAAATTAAAATAAAAAAATTTAGTGATGTTTAATAATTGGTATGTTAAAAGAGTCGAAAGGTCAGACGTTAAAGACTTCATAGAAACACACCACTATTCAAAATCAATCAATGGATGTATTGCAGACTATTGTTATGCATTATATCATCGTGATGAAATGAAAGGTGCAATGTTCTATGGTAGATTTGCAATGGTAAATCAGTGGATGAAATACGGTGAGTGTAAAGAAGACGTAATCGAACTCAGAAGATTATGTTGTATCGATGACACTCCAAAGAACACTGAAAGTTTTTTTATTGGTGCTTCCCTTAGACTTCTTAAAAAAGATTGGGGTGGTAAAACAGTAGTCAGTTATGCAGACACCGAATACGGACACGAAGGAATCATCTACAAAGCAACCAACTTTGAGAAAGTTGGTATAACAAAGTATGACAAAGTAATCATACACGATGGTAAAAGATATCACGACAAAACAATCAGAACAAAAGATGCACACGGAAATCTAAAACCCTTTGCACAAAAGATTAAAAATGCACTAGAAGAAGGAACTGCACACTTCCATAAAACAAAAGGGAAGAACGTTTACGTGTATAAATACTAGTATGGCATATAGTAAAAAAGTAATCGATAGATTCGAAGGTGTTCTCAATGCACCTGAACAATTCTCAGTTGGTAGATTCGACCCCAACGACCCAAACGTTGCAACAGGAATGACGGGTGCGCCTGCATGTGGTGATGTCATGAAACTGCAACTCAAACTTGACGAAAACGAGATGATAGTAGATGTCAAATTTAAAACCTATGGATGTGGAAGTGCAATTGCAAGTAGTTCGTTGTTCGTTGATTTACTCAAAGGTAAAACGATTACAGAAGCAAAACAAATTAAAGATAAAGAGATTGCAGAAATCCTTGAATTACCTCCAATCAAATTACATTGTTCAGTCCTCGCAGAAGACTCAATTAAAAGAGCAATAGAGGATTGGGAATCAAAACGTGTATAACTGGAAAACCGTTCTAGTCACTATTGGTGTTCTAGTCGGTCTCAAAATATGGTCACCTTATATTGTAGAAAACATCAAGTGGTCTTGGTTTGATTTCCTACACCAACAACAAGAACAGATTCATGTTCAAGATATTGTCTTAGTAGACATAGATGAAAAATCATTAGAGACTTATGGTCAGTATCCATGGCCTAGAGATATCTATCGTGATTTATTATTGAACACTGATTACACTAACACTCATGTGTTTAGTATTCTATTTGCAGAACCCGATAGATTTGGTGGAGATGAATCATTCGCAGAAGGACTCATCAATAGATTATCAATCTTATCTTCATCTCCTACAACGCAAACGCAGAAAGGTTCTGCTCCATTTGTAAGGACAAGTGTATTTGGTGGTGGAGATATCAAAGATTCAGTATGGCAATTCTCAGGTATTGCATCTCCAATCGATATATTACAGAACAATACTTACGGTGTTGGAGTAAGTGTATCAACACCAAGTGTATCAGGAACACCAAACTTTGATGGAACAGTTCGTTCTGCACCATTACTCGTATACGCAAACGAACAAGTTTATCCGTCTCTTGCACTTGAAACACTTCGTGCATATTATGACCAACCAAATTATCAAACACGTGTGACTCCTGAAACAGGAATAGAATGGGTTAGAATGGGTAGAGAAAAACCTATTGTCACCACTCCAACAAGTGATGTAATGATATCCTACTGGCACCACTTCGATAGAATTAGTGCATCGGACTTACCTCAATCAGAACTTAATAATAAGATTCTGATTTGGGGTTTGACTGCAGAGGGATTGAATAATCCAGTTTCAACCCCAGTGGGTGTAATGTATCCCCACGAAGTTCAAGCCTCAATTCTCCAAACCGTCTTGCAAGAAGTTCGTATACAACAATCCTACTATCTTGAATTGCTAGAGATTGTTCTTCTTGTGTCAGTTCTTTTATTGATACTTCTGATGGTCTACAAACTTCCCACAGCTCTTGCGGCGATAGTGAGTCTATTGTTTGTAAGTATACAGGTAGGGGTGGGTTATTACGTATGGATTTCGCAACTCGTTCTTTTCGATACCTTCTTTTCATCGATATCCTCCTTATTAGTTTTCGGTCACGCATCATTTAATCAATACTATACGACTTATCAACTCAAGGAACAAATTAGAAAACAGTTCCAAAAGTATTTATCTCCCGACATGGTTGACCAACTCGCAGAAAATCCTGAACTATTGAGATTAGGTGGAGAGAGAAAGGAAATGACATTCATGTTCATGGACATATGTGGATTCACTCCAATCAGCGAACACTATAAAAACAATGACGACCCCGAAGGATTAGTTGAACTAATAAACAAGTTTCTTGACATGCAAACAAAGATAATCCTAAATAATAGTGGAACAATCGACAAATACATGGGTGATTGTATTATGAGTTTTTGGAACGCCCCCTTAGATTGTCCTAATCATGCTGAACTAGCAGTTAAATCTGCAATAGAAGTATTAGATGCAACCAAGAAACTCAATGAAGAACTCAAACCCCTCAACCTTCCTCCTATCAATGTTGGTATTGGTATCTCTACAGGTGAGTGCATCGTTGGAAACATGGGGTCAGAAGTTAGATTTGACTATTCCGTCATTGGAGATGCCGTCAACCTCGGTGCTAGACTCGAGGGACAAACAAGAAATTATGATGGGGTGGACGTGTTGTTATCAGAAGAAACATATCGACAGTGTCCGTCTAGAGCATTCACTGAAGTCGACAGAATACTGGTTAAAGGTAAATCAGAGAAAGTTCGAATATTTACCCCAATGGGAACTAGTTGACCCACCTTCTACAGGTGATTGGGTAGTTTTCACCACATTACAATTACTAGATGTTTTAACAACAATTCGAGGTTTAGAATATGATTGTGTTAGAGAATCAAATCCATTATTTGGTGAGAAACCAACACCTGAAAGGTTATTTTTCTACAAAGTAGGATTATTAACACCAGCACTAGAATACGATAGAAAACATGGTAATTTAAACGCCGCATCTATTCAATCTACTAATAAATTTATGACATTGGTTATTGGTAATAATCTAAACGTAATTCAAAGAGCAAAAAATAGATGTAAAAAAAGATAACTTTTTTTTAAAAAACCCCTTGAAAAAAACATAAAAGACCCTATATAATAATAGTAGGAGAGAACTTCAAAAGAGCTCGGATATGAAATACTATCTTAAAAAGAGCTCGGTTCTCGACTACACCTAATGCTCATAAGAGGTTAGGAATATAAACTTGCTTAATAAAGGAGAAATTATGACTCACTTAGATATATTTGGTCAATTCAGACCGCTCACAATTGGATTTGATAGATACTTTGACGAACTCAATCGTCTATCCAGTCACACACAAACTAACTACCCACCTTACAACATTGTAAAGGAAGATGCAGAGAACTTTTGTATTGAACTTGCAGTTGCAGGATTCAGTAAAAAAGATATTGATATCACTAAAGAAAAAAATGTCTTAACTATCGAAGGTAAAATTGACGAAGACTCAAAAGATTTTGTTCACAAAGGACTTGCATCTAGAGCCTTCAAAAGAAGTTTTACACTTGCAGACGATGTTGAAGTCAAGGGTGCAGACATGGTAGATGGTATTCTACACGTCAAATTGATTAGAGTTATTCCTGAAGAGGATAAACCAGTATCAATTAAAATTAAATAAAAAACCTCTTTACGATACACCCGTTATATTGTATAATGGGTGTATCTTTATATAAAGGAGATTATTATGATAAATGTAGGAGAAACACTTCCGAGTGTTAACTTACCAGTGAGAGTTGACGGAGAGTTTAAAACATTAAACACAACCGAACAATTCGCAGGAAAAAGAGTAGTGATATTTGCACTGCCTGGTGCATTCACACCAACATGTTCAACATACCAATTACCTGGCTTTGATGAGAAATTTTCAGAGTTCAATGAAAAAGGTGTAGAACAAGTTTACTGTTTATCAGTAAATGATACATTCGTAATGAATGCATGGTTTGAATCACAAAATGTTCAGAATGTTTATCCACTACCTGATGGTAATGGTGAGTTTACTGAATTACTTGGTGCAAGTGTGCAAAAGGCAAATGTCGGTTTTGGAATTAGGTCTTGGAGATATGCAATCGTTGTAAACGATAATATTGTAGAAAAGGTCTTTGCAGAAGAAGGTTTTGGTGATAATATAGAATCAGACCCTTATGAAGTATCATCACCTGAAAATGTCCTTGCAAACATCTAAACTCTATTCGGTTCTTAAAGAACACTCAAATGAAGTGGGATTACCTATATTGGATAATCCCACTTTTGAGTCTTTGACCAATGAATATGGTAAAGAACATTTCCGTGAAGTCTTATCAGAATATATCGCAACTGAAAGACCTCCATTCCCATTTAAAAAGATATCTCATGAAAAAATGAGAAAAACATTTCTAAAACTTCGTGATTCAGACCCATTCAAAACTATGACTGCAAAGAAAGATTTGCAAAAAGAAGTGTTAGAAAAATATGACGATTACAAATATAATTTTGAAGAATATGGATTAGGTTTCATAGATGCACCTTCCATATACAATGATGCATCTAATTACTTTCACCAAGACTTAAGACTTGCATGTGGGAGTTATGGTTTTAAATCACCAGTAGAAGTTTGGACACAAGGAACTGCAAAGAATATATGGAGTTGTTTCGGCCCTATATGGAGAGGAATCAATGAAGTAAAGAAAGTAATAATTGACGGTAAAGAAGAATTAAGAGGTGGAGAACTTACAGAACAAAGTTATATCTCTGCATTTAGATTAGGAACATATATTGCAACACAATTCAAACCAAACGTTGCAAGAACAATTTATGCAATGACTAATGCAGATACAGTTCTTGACACTTCATGTGGTTGGGGAGATAGACTATGTGGTTTCTATACATCTAATGCAAGTCATTATGTAGGTTGTGACCCAAATCCTAATACATTTGAAAGATATAAAAAACAGTGTATAGAATATGAAAAAATTCTTACAGGTAAAGAACCCGACTTATATGAAGGAGAAGATTACTTCTCATGTATTGGTTCTAAAAAGGTAGAGATATATAGATGTGGTGCAGAGGATTTACCATATGAAACCTTACCACCAATAGATTGTTCGTTTACTTCCCCACCATATTTTTCAACAGAGAGATATAACGAAGGTGGAGAACATTCAGAAGACCAATCATGGTCAAAGTTTAATGAATACGATGCATGGAGAGACGATTTCTATCTACCTGTATCACAAAAGTCATTTGATTCGTTGAGTGATAGTGGAGTGTTATTGATAAACATTCTTGACCCTAAAGTACACGGTAAAAGATACAGGTCAGGAGACGAACTTGTAGATATGATACAAGATAATTTCTTAGGTCAAGTTGGTATGAGAATCATGCAAAGACCACAAGGTAAAGCAGTCTTCAAAGATGAAGATGGAAACTTTGATAAAGATGCAATGGATGAATTTATGAATAAACTTTACATGGAAAACGTTTGGTGTTTTAGTAAAGACAAAACTATTGATATGTTTCAAAGTGTAAAAGTTTCTACACTAGAGGATTTCTTTTAATGTTGTTTGGAACACTATATAGAGTAGTGGAAAATCCACACGAGTCTGATGCAGGTATTGAAATCTTAGAAGGAGATTACAAAGGATTAGTATATCAGTATGGTAAGGTTCAGTTTGTTGAGGGTAAGAATCATTTAAACTTTCAACGAACAATTAGAAGACTTCCCGAATCAGGTGGAGATTTAGAAGAACTAAATACTAACGAAGAATTAGAACAGATTATGGGTGACATCTTAGTTGAACTCATAGATGAACAAAGGAAAAAAGAAAATGAACAAAGAGATATTGAAGGAACAGATTAAAAGACACGAAGGTGAAGTTCTTGAAATTTATGAAGACTCATTAGGATATTTAACATTTGGTGTAGGACATTTAGTCAAAGAAGGTGACCCTGAGTTTGGTCAACCTGCAGGAACACCAGTATCACAAGAAAGAGTAGACGAAGTATATGAACTCGATTTTGAAAAACACGTAGAAGAAACAGTTCACTTGTTTGAGTCAAAAGGAGGAGAAGACTTTTACAGTCTACCTGAAGATATACAACACGTTCTCATAAACATGACTTTTAATCTAGGAGGAACTAGATTTGGTAAGTTCAATAATATGTGGAAAGGTGTAATCGAAAATGATTGGGAAAAGGTTGCAGTTGAAATGGAAGATTCACGTTGGTTCAAACAAGTAGGTAGAAGGTCAATAGAACTCCAAGAGATTGTAAGAAATGTTAAATAAAGAAATCCGTGCCATCAAATTAATAGGTGGTGAAATTATTATGGGTTTCTGTACTGAAAAGAAACTAAGTAATAAAATCTTAATTGAAGAAGCACAAGAGTTATTAGTTCAAATAGTTGACGGTAAAATGGAAGTTGAACTTGCACCATGGTTGCCTTTTGCAATGGAGTATAATTTTGAAGTCAATAAAAGTTCGATTATTACAATCTTTAAAGTAAGACCAAACTTAGAAATAAATTATAAAAAGAATACAGGAAACAAATAATGAGTAGAGAAAGTTTATTGAAAGCACTAATGAGTCAATATCAAGGTGAAATGGATGTTGCAATGGCAAATATTAATGTATATCAAAACAATCCTGCAGGTATAGGTGAACATCCTGATGTTGCACAAGCACTAGATACTCAAATTGAAAAGTATGCAAACGCAAAAGAAAAATACGAAGCAGTCCAAGATTTATTAAACAATAGACCACAAAAGACCTTGACAGAATAGTCTCACTGTAGTATCATTACAGTATGGATTTCTACACAAACGTCACTCGTACCCGAGACAAAATCCTTGTCAGAGGATATCAAAATGGTAAACAAAAGAAACTCGCAGTTTCTTACAGACCCAACTTATACATCCCATCAAAGAAAGGAGACACTCCTTATCGTTCATTAGATGGAAGACCACTAGAGATTGTCAATCTCAATTCTATGGGTGGTGCAAAGAAATTCAAAGAGAGATATACAGGTGTAGAAGGATTTGAAATCCATGGGTATGACCGATGGGTTTACACTTACATCGCAGATAAATTTCCAGGCGACATAGAATTCGATAACAAAGTTGTAAAGGTTGCAACACTTGATATTGAGTGTGAATGTGAAGATGGGTTCCCTGAACCCATGCTTGCAAATGAAAAGGTCAATGCAATTTGTATTAAACCTTATGGAGAAGATGCACATGTCTTTGGAGTCGGCCCATGGGAACATGGTAAGACTGATATTGTATATCATAACTGTAAAGACGAAGCATTCTTACTTACAGAGTTTGTAAACTATTGGAGAAAGTCTAACTTCGATATTATTACAGGTTGGAACGTAGATTCATTTGATATCACATATCTTTGCAATCGTATTGATAGATTATTTGGTGAAGGAGAACACAAGAAACTTTCACCATGGAATATGTCAGATGTTAGAGATTATCATTCTAGTTGGGGGACAAAACAAATGACTTATACTTTACATGGTATAAATGTTCTTGACTATCTTCAACTCTATCGTAAACATACATTCGTCAACCAAGAATCCTACAAACTAGAACACATTGCACAAGTAGAACTTGGAACAGGTAAATTAGATTATTCAGAATATGGTAATCTACATACACTTTACAAACAAGACTATGCAAAGTTTCTAGAATACAATGTCAAAGACGTATTACTTGTAGAACAACTTGAAGAGAAACTAGGATTCATCGAACTAACTCAGACCATGGCATACAATGCGAAGTGTAATTATTCTGATGTGTTTGGAATGGTAAAGTATTGGGAAACTATTATCTACAACTTCTTAAAAGACCAAGGTATTCAAACACCACCACCAAGATTAAAGACTGGTAATGATAAGATGAAACCTATTGCAGGTGCATTTGTTAAGGAACCACAAGTTGGTGGTCACAACTGGGTGATGTCTTTTGACTTAAACTCACTGTATCCACACTTGATTATGCAGTTCAATATCTCACCTGAGAAAATGATTATGGGTCAAAGACAAGATACAAGTGTAAAACGTCTACTCAATCAAGAGTGTGATTTATCTTATGTGTATCAGTGCGACAATACCGTGACACCTAACGGAGTCATGTTCAAACGTGATAAACAAGGATTCCTTCCTGAACTCATGGAAAAGTTTTACGATGAACGTAAGATGTGGAAGAAGAGAATGATTGAGTATCAGAAAGAAAAAGAAACTTGCACGGATGTAAAACGTAAGAGAGAACTTGATACACTTATTAAACGTGCATATAACAATCAACAGGTTCGTAAGATTGCATTGAACTCTGCTTATGGTGCTCTTGCAAATCAATACTTTGCATTTTTTAGTATAGACCTCGCAGAAGCGATTACACTCAGTGGTCAGTATGTGATTCAACATGCAGAAAAAGTTGTAAACGAATACCTAAACAAAGTTCTAAAGACGGATGAGGATTATGTGATTGCAATCGATACCGATTCAGTTTACATTACAATGGACAAACTAGTGTCACAAGTGTTTCCTGAAGACACACCGAAGGACAAGGTAATTGACTTCTTATCCAAAGCAGAAAAACAAGTCGAAGATGCATTGGAAAAAGGTTTTGATAACCTCGCACAATACACGAATGCATTCCAACAGAAAATGGAAATGGGACGTGAGGTGATTGCAGACAAAGGTATTTGGACTGCAAAGAAAAGATACATTCTAAACGTTTACGATAACGAAGGTGTAAGACTTGCAGAACCCAAACTTAAAATGATGGGTATTGAAACTGCAAAGTCTTCAACTCCACAATGGGTCAGAAAGAAACTAGAAGAAGCACTCAAAGTGGTCATGACAAAAAGTGAACAAGAGTTATGGGAGTTCGTAGAAACTGCAAGAAAGGAATTCAGAAACCTTCCTGCAGAAGAGGTTGCATTCCCTAGAGGTTGTAAGAACCTCGCTCAATATGCAGACTCATCTACAATTTATTCTAAAGGAACACCAATTCACGTCAGAGGTTCTTTACTATATAATAATCAGTTAAAGAAAAAAGACTTAGACATGAGATACGAATTAATTAAGAATGGTTCTAAGATACACTTTACCTATCTTACACTACCAAATCCAATCAATGAAAATGTAATTTCGTTTGAGTCAATATTACCTCGTGAGTTTGACCTACATAGATTTGTAGACTATGATATGCAGTTTGATAAGTCATTTGTTGAACCACTGAAAGTAATCGTAGAGAAAATAAACTGGAACGTAGAACCAGTTGCATCATTGGATAGTTTTTTTGCATGAAATGTTTTGTAATTACAGTTGACCACTCCAAATCTCATGAGATTGCAGATAGGTGTATAGAGTCTTGTGCAAAACAAGGACTGCATGTAGAAAAGTTTAATGCGATTACACCTAAAGATAATCCTAGAGAGATAATAAGAAATATTACGGGTAATCAAAGACAAATGATATTAGACTTGGAACCTTTTCCTGAGAGAGTTGCATCTTGTTTTGCATCACAACTTACATTGTGGGATAGGTGTTCAAAAGATACAGAACCTTATCTCATATTAGAACATGATGCAGTATTAGAATTACCCTTTCCACATGATATAGAGTTTGATAGATGTATTACACTTGGAAGACCAAGTTGGGGCCCTCATCTAGATAGAAAAGAAGTCTTAGATAAAAAATTTAAACAAGGTGTAAACAGTCTTACATCAAGATGTTTTATAGGTAATCATGCAGTTTTAATGAAACCTCAAGGTGCAAGAGAGATTATTAAAGATGCAATTAGAGGTTCAATAGAACCTGCAGATACTTATTTAAATAAAAGTCGATTCCCATGGTTAGAAGAATATTATCCATGGCCTTTTGTAGTTAGAGAAACTTTTTCTATGGTACAAGGTGATTCAGGAGAAGACGGAAAACAAAATACACTTCATATAAAAAATAATATAGATTTGTGGACATATGAAACAATAGACCCCGATGAAAACATTTCTAATTAGAATTAAAGACCATCCAGTATCTGAAAAAGAATCTAAAGATTGTTTGCATAGTGCAGATTTATATTCCTATAAAGAAGAAATTCAAATATTCGATGCAATTACACCTAAAAGAGGTTGTAAAGATATACTAGGGGATAGACCAAATATCTTTGATAATTATCCTAGACCCGATAGAGTTGCATGTTGTTTTGCATCACACTATCTTTTATGGAATAAGTGTATAGAACTCAACGAACCTATTCTTATACTTGAACATGATGCAATTTTTATAGATGAATTTCCTGATATAGATTTTGATATGTGTTGTACTTTTGGTGAACCAACATATTATCAACCACAATATATAGATTTTGACACACCAAAAATAGATGGTATTCAAACTCTTACGGATAAAAACTTTTTAGGTCATCATGCATATGCAATGAAACCTGAAGCTGCAAAAATATTTGTAGAAGATTGTGACACTACAGTGTTAAGTCCTAATGATTTGTGGATGACAAAAGAAAAGTATCCATGGTTGCAAGAATACAGACCGTTTCCAATCTCTGCACAAAGAAGTGTCTCTACAGTTCAAGATTTAGTTGACCCCGAGTCACAAATTCATGCACCATACGAAGATTATTTTTTTGTACATGAAAAAGAAAAACAGGAGTTTATAAAAAAACATTATCCACGTGCATGGATAGGTCAAGATACAGGATACGACCACATAAAGATATAAATAATTACATGATTGAAGTATCAGACAGTGCAATAGAAAAACTACTTGAAAAAAAAGTAGAATACATTAGACTTGGTGTCACAGGTGGTGGTTGTGCAGGATTTGAATATTTTATAGAACAGGGAGAACCTTTATTAGATTCAGATACACTTGTAGATTATGGTGCATTTAAAGTAGTTGTAGATGAAATGTCAAAACCATATTTAAGTGGTTCTACCCTCGATTGGGTACAAGAAGGATTAAATGAAATGTTCAGAATCAATAACCCCAAAGAAGAATCTGTATGTGGATGTGGAGTGTCAGTGCAATTTAAAACCGTATAAATAACAATATGTATCAGTATAAAGTAAGTGTAGTAAAAGTGGTAGATGGTGACACAATTGACGTAGATATCGATTTAGGTTTCTCTACAGTTTTAAAAAAACAAAGAGTCAGAATGGTCGGAATTGACACACCTGAATCTAGAACAAGAGATTTAGTCGAAAAGAAATTTGGTAAAGCATCCAAAAAACATCTTAAAAAACTATTAGAAAGTGCAGAAAGTCTATCTTTAATTTCACACGATAAGGGTAAGTTTGGGCGTATCCTTGGAACAATTATTGCTCATTTTGCAGAAGGTCATCCTGTATACGAAACAGAAATCAATATCAACGACCAAATGATTAAAGACCACCATGCAGTAAAATATAGTGGTGAAAACAAAGATTTAGTAGAAGAACAACACCTTGCAAATAGAGAAATTCTACTAGAAAAAGGTGAGGTAGAATTATGATATTATCTCCCTTAGATTGTTTTTACATTATATCAATTGCAACCATTTTTGGTTTCATCATCATGATGGAAATGCAAATCAAACAAATCAAAACTATGATGGAAGAACACATCAAATTTGATTGCATAGAAGACAACAAAAAAGATTAAAAAAACCCCTTTACAGACATTAGACTCTAGAGTATACTAGTAAGTATACATTTATGAGGAGTGTTTTATGTCATTTATAAAAGATTTAGTCAAGTCCAGTGGAAACGAATATGCAAATATAGTTTCTGAGGGAGTTGCCGCTGGAGACGTAGATAACTTTGTTGATACAGGTTCCTACATCTTCAACGCATTATTAAGTGGTTCACTACACGGTGGACTACCTTCAAACAAAATCACTGCAATCGCAGGTGAGTCTGCAACAGGTAAAACTTTCTTTGCACTAGGAATGTGTAAACAGTTTCTTGAAGACAATCCTGATTCTGCAGTAATGTATTTTGAATCAGAATCTGCAATCAGTAAAGAAATGATTGAGTCAAGAGGAATTGATTCTTCAAGATTCGTTATTATTCCAGTTGTCACGGTTCAAGAATTCAGAACACAAGCAATCAGTATACTAGATAAGTATCTAGAAACACCTAAAGAAAAAAGACCAAAAATGATGATGTGTCTTGATTCACTTGGTATGTTATCAACAACCAAAGAAATCGAAGATACTGCAGACGGTAAAGAGACAAGAGACATGACACGTGCCCAAGTAGTAAAGGGTGCATTCAGAGTCTTAACTCTAAAACTTGGTCGTGCAGGAGTTCCTATGATTGTCACTAACCACACATATGATGTGATTGGTTCTATGTTCCCTCAAAAAGAAATGGGTGGTGGAAGTGGATTGAAATATGCAGCCTCTTCTATTGTTTACCTTTCAAAGAAAAAAGAGAAGGAAGGAACCGAAGTAATTGGAAATATAATTCATTGTAAAAATGCGAAGTCAAGATTGACCGTAGAGAATAGAGTAGTTGATGTAAGACTATCCTATGACAAAGGATTAGATAGATATTACGGATTACTCGATATGGCACTTGCATTCGGTATCTTTAAGAAATCGTCTACAAGAGTGGAACTTCCAAACGGTAAGACAGAGTTTGGTAAGACAATCAATAACAATCCCGAAAAGTATTTTACAGAAGATGTAATGAATGCATTAGAGGAAAAAGCGCAGGAATATTTTAAGTATGGTGAGACTAGAAACGACAATACTGAAGAATCTGATTCAGAGTAATTCTTTTTCACGAAAAGTGCTTCCTTTCATTAAGGAAGAGTATTTCAACGAATTAGACGAACAGACTGTATTTAAAGAGGTAAGAACTTACTTTGACAAATACAACAAATCCCCAACTGTAGAGGCACTTCTCATAAACCTTGATAACAACACAACGTTATCCGATAATGTTGTGAAGTCATCAAAAACGATTCTACAGAACATGGGAACATCCGAAGAAACTGCTGAAGAGTGGTTAGTAGACGAAACAGAGAAATGGTGTAAAGATAGAGCAATCTATATTGCAGTCATGGACTCTATTGAAGTCTTGGATGAAAAGTCTAAACGTTCTAAAGGTGAAATACCCGAACTATTGAAAGATGCACTTTCCGTGTCCTTTGACACACACATTGGACACGACCAAATAGAAGATTCAGATAGACGATTTGAGTTCTATCACACGGAAGAAGAGAAGATTCCGTTTGATATAGAATACTTCAACAAGATTACCAAGGGTGGTTTACCTAACAAGACTCTAAACATTTGTCTTGCAGGAACTGGTGTTGGTAAATCATTATTCATGTGTCATATGGCAGGTGCCGCTCTGATGATGAACAAGAATATTCTATACATTACACTTGAAATGTCAGAAGAGAGAATCGCAGAACGTATTGATGCGAACATCATGAACGTTCCTATGAAAGAACTTCCCGACTTATCTAAGAAAATGTATGATAAGAAGATTGATAAACTAAGAGATAAAACTAAAGGTAAACTGATTATCAAAGAATATCCTACTGCATCTGCACACGTGGGACACTTCAGACACCTACTACAGGAACTTTCTTTGAAAAAGGATTTCAGTCCTGATATGATATTCATAGATTACCTAAATATATGTGCATCACATAGAGTAAGGCCAGGTCAAGGTGCAAACTCTTACACACTTGTAAAGAGTATTGCAGAAGAACTTAGAGGACTTGCAGTTGAGTATGATGTCCCCATAGTGAGTGCAACTCAAACTACTAGAAGTGGTTATGGAAATAGTGATATCGAACTTACTGATACTTCAGAATCTTTTGGTCTACCTGCAACTGCAGACTTTATGTTTGCATTGATTACTAGTGACGAACTAGAAGAACTAGACCAACTCGTAGTCAAACAGTTAAAGAATCGATACAATGACCCTACAGTCTTCAAAAGATTTGTCATTGGAATCGATAGAAGTAGAATGAAACTCTATGATTGTGAACAAGAAGCACAAGAAGAGTTATATGACTCTTCAGATGATACACCAGTATTTGATAAAGGGAGTCATGCAAAATATAGTGATTTTAAAATATGATTACAAGAGAATTGAAATTATCCACAAGTGGAGTTGTACAGTTTAAACTCCCAACAGACATATATTCAGAGATTATGAATGAATATATAGGCACAGAACCAAATGATAATCTTACTGATACTATGGTTCCAAACCTTGCAGGTCATTTACGAAGTGAGTTTTCTTTACAAAATATTAAACCAAAACTATGGGAAAAATTTAGTATATTTTTGGAATCTTTAGTATATGAATATGAGGACACTTATGGATTTGATACGAAAGCAACTAGAAAAGTTATACCTGAATACACTGGAGTATCTGCTGATATTTTAGATGGTGACAATTTTAAACCTTCTTTTCAACAAAAAATAAAAGAAATGACTCCTAATGGTACCGAATGGGCAATACAATTAGATAATTTGTGGGTAAATTATCAAAAAAGATATGAATTCAATCCTCCACATACACATAGTGGTGATTATTCATTTGTGGTTTTTATGAAAATACCATATGATACAGATGAATTTAGTCATTTTTCAGACCTTAGTAGTTGTTATAATGACAAATCAGGAGTAAATAGTTGTTTTAATATACATAGAATTGACCCATATGTAAAAAATACAACAGACCATTCTATAAGAATATCAAAAAAACATGAGGGGGTGGGTTTAATATTCCCTTCAGAAACAACTCATTCTGTATATCCTTTTTATACCTCTGAAGACTATAGAATTACAATTTCAGGAAATCTATCTGTAGTTCCAGTTCCATTTGGTATGAGAGAGGAAGCATATAAACCCCCAAGTTTTAGAAATTATGGTTAAAAAAACATTAAAACCTAATGACGTGATTAATAAGATTCAAGAAAAAATTGAATTGAAGAAAAAACTTAGGCAAAACAAAGAAGACGAATCTCTTAAAAAACAAATTACCAAAATAGATAAACAGTTAAAAAGTAGTACACTTACTAAAATATGAAAGTTTTACTTAAACAAAGAACTTAAAAGTATAAATAAAGATATAAGATTTATCTTACGGAGTACATATGCCTTATACAACACAACAAATTGCAGACCAACAAGACATAGTTGATGGTTTAAAAGAAGATATAAACTGGGTCAAAGACGTTTCATACAATTTTGTAGGAAAAGGTAATCCTTTTCGTGTATGGAATGGAACAAGAACTCAATTTTGGGCAGATTGGAGAACCAACAATCCAAATGCAACTTGGAGTGGTAAAACATACAATTCTGCAACTAATTCAATGACTGGTACTCTCAACGAATCATATGTCGATAGTGGAACAACTATGCTTCCTGATGTAAACTACGATTGGTGGCAGTGGGAAATGATTGGTTCAGAGGGTTATGAAAACGGTAATTGGACTTCATGGATTTCAACTAAAGAGAGTGAACTTGCAACTGCAGAATCTACTCTTGCAACTATGCAAGCCGACCCTGCATAATCAATACTACCCTTTAAAAATACCTAAATAGTAGACAAACACATAAAAAAAGTGTATAATTACTACTATGGGTGCAAAAAACTTACATCTTGAACATTTAGAAGACGAGATTATCAATCAGGGGATTGATGGTGGTCGTGGTGCGATAAACTTCTTAAGAGGTCTTAGAGACATGATGAAGGGTAATTCTAAATCTTCTGTAAATATGACTGTAAAATGGGACGGAGCTCCTGCAATCTTTTGTGGTAAACACCCCGAAACTAATCAGTTCTTTGTTGCAAAAAAATCTCTATTTAATAAAGAACCTAAGTTCTATACTTCAGAACACGAAATTAAAAACTCAGACCTTTCGGGTCAACTACAAGAAAAATTCTTAACTTCATTTCAGTGTTTATCTAAACTATCTTGGAATACAATCATGCAAGGTGATTTAATGTATACTGATGATAAAACAAATAAAATTATAGATGGTAAAGAATATATAACTTTCCAACCAAACACTATTTTATATGCTGTAGATAAAGATTCTGAATTGGGTAAGACAATCGATAGTTCTAAAATGGGTATTGTGTTTCACACTACTTACACTGGTGGAACAATAGAAGACTTGTCTGCAAGTTTTGGTGCAAATATATCCAATCTTGGAAGTAGTACAGATGTTTGGATAGATGATGCATCATATAAAGATGTGTCGGGTAATTCAACACTTACTGCAAAAGAAACACTTAAACTTACACAAGAATTATCTCTAGTCGGTAAAGCATTCCATGGAATCAAAAAAACAGACTTAGTTAAGTTTCAAAAAATACAGGAGACTATCGCAAAGAAAGGTGCAGGTGCAACTTACAAAACATATTGCAATACACTTATAAGAGGTGGCTCATACAAACCAACATACAATGGATACATGAAACATTTTGAAAATTACTGGAGAGATAAGGTAGTTGCAAAAGTTAAAATGGAAAAAACAAAACAAATTAAAACAGAGATTGGAGAACAACTTTACAATGAACTTCGTAGTTTAAATAAGTTCATTACCAATCTTACTAAGTTCATGGAACACTTAGTAATTGCAAAACAGTTGATTATTGAGGGACTAAATAGAGTAAAGAGTATAGGAACCTTTAAGAAAACAACAACAGGATTTGAAGTTGTAAATCCCGAGGGATATGTTGCAATTGATAAATCAGGAAGTGCAGTCAAACTTGTAGATAGAATGGAGTTTGCATTCAATAACTTTACTGCACAAAAGAACTGGGACAAGTAATGAAAACATTTGGTAAATTTTTAACAGAAGCAAAAGACAAGGGTGCAGTGTTTAGCTTCGGAAGATTTAATCCTCCAACTACTGGACATGCAAAGTTAGTCGATAAATTGAAGAAAGAATCAAAAGGTGATGATGTTCTATTATTCACTTCACACTCAAATGACCGTCAAAAAAATCCACTATCACACAAAGACAAAATAAAATATCTAAGAAGATTTTTCGGAAGAATTGTTGTTGATGCAAATGCAAGAACAGTGTTTGATGTTGCAAATGAACTACACTATAAAGGATATAAAAAAATAAGAATGGTTGTAGGTTCAGACCGTATCAAAGAATTTGACATGTTATTGAACAAATATAACGGAGTTAAAGCACGTCATGGATTCTACAAGTTTGATTCTATTGAAGTTGTATCTGCAGGAGAAAGAGATTCTAATAGTGATGACGTAAGTGGAATGAGTGCAAGTAAAATGAGAGCATATGCAGAGAAGGGAGATTTTGAAAACTTCTCACAAGGAGTTCCTACAAGAAACAAGAGGGATAAAGAATTATTATATAAAGATATCCGTAAAGGAATGGGTATTGCAGAAGGTACACTTCCACACTATATGGTAGAAGATTTAATTACAGAAGGTGTATATGACCCTGGCATATTCAAAGCAGTATTCTTCTCAGGTGGGCCAGGTTCAGGTAAATCTACAGTCGTAGATAAATTATCTTTAAAGGCACTTGGTCTTAAACTTGTCAATACAGATAAAGCATTCGAGAACGGACTTAAAAAGGCAGGACTTACACTTGACCTTAGAGGTGCAGACTTTGATAAGATAGACCCTATTCGTGCAAAGGCAAAGAAAATCACTACAAAAAATATGGACGACTATATTATGGGTAGACTCGGTATGATATTTGACACTACAAGTGCAAACCTCACTAAAGTGAAAAAATACGTGGAGATGTTAGAAAGAATTGGATACGAATACAAAATGATATTCGTAAATGCATCTTTAGAAAATGCACAAAAACGAAATGAAATGAGAGCAAGAAAACTACCAAAAGAAATTGTGCAAAAAGATTGGGAAACTGCACAAAAAAATATGAATGACCTCAAGAAAATTTTTGGTAGAAATTTTGTAGAAGTTAAGAATGATGATGACCTTGCATCATTAGAAAAGAAAGCGAATAGTCTCTATGCAAAATTAATGGGGTGGACTACTTCATTTCCCAAAAATAAAATTGCAATGAAATGGAAATCTTACGAACTGAAGATGAAAGGTAAAGGTAAAGATACAGTGAAAACACCCGATAAACCAAGTCCATTCAAGTCAGACTTAAAAATAACCAAAAACAGAAAGACTGGTAAGAAGACAGTTGCAACAAGAATTAATTGACCTAAATAGTATCATGGACTTATTAAATACATTATTAGAGAAGAAAAAGGTCGCACAAGATAAGGATATCAAAGACCGAGAAGGAACTCAACCGTCTAAGTATTATGCAAAAGACGCTGAGGGTGATGATATGGCAAAGTCCACTAAACAAGCACGTGCAAGACACTTTGAGAAGGGAACTAAAAAAGACGATGATGACCCTTCTGCATACGAACCTGCACCAGGCGATAAGTCTGCAGAAACCAAACCCTCACAACACACTAAAAAATTCAAGAAAGTATTTGGTGAAGATTTAGAAGAAGGTAAAATAGTTGCACCAGCATCTCAAATTATCAAAAAAATTGCAGTTGAGATACAAAATAAAATGCAGGACTTGTATACTAGAAGACAAATTGATGGTGTAAAACTTATTAACCAACTTGCACAAATGGTTGGAATGACTGTATCAGATAAAATGCAAAAGAAAGGAACACTATTTTTAAGAATGGGTGACGAACTTCAAGAAGATGCAGCTGTTGATGCGGCTCAACTTAAGGCAAAACATGCAGAAGAGATGGAAAGACTTAAGGTAAATCACGAACAAGAATTAGAGGCACTCAAAGATAGACACGATAGAGAAACTAAAAGAGTAGAAGGTCAAAAAGAAAAAGAAACACAAGATAAACAGATTCAGTCAAAACGTGATGCAGATAGAAAATCTGCAGAGAAGAAAAGAGAATCACAATCCGAAGAAACTATTGAAGAAAGATTTGCAGATAGACAAAGAGAAAAAACTAAGTCTCAACAGAAAGCACATCAAAAGGCAATGATGAAAATTGCAAGAAAATCTATCAAAGACTATGATAAAAGAAATAAGAAAGAAGATGTTGAGGAAGATAGGGATTATAAAAAAGAGTATGCAGATTATCATTCTAAACCCGAACAAATACAAAGACGTGCAAAAAGAAATGAAGCACGTAGAAGTTTAAAAGATAGAAAAGATATAAAAGGAAAAGACGTACATCATAAGGATAACAACCCTATGAACAACGATAAGTCTAACCTATCAATAGTATCACAAAAATATAATAGGTCTGAACCAAGACTCAGAAAACTAAAAGAAAAGGGGTTATTACCAAATGGTAGGAAATAAACACGATAACGGAGTTCACGAAGTAGGAACTGATGAAATCAGAAATGCATATCAAGAAGATACGCCTGGTCAATCAGTAGAGAAATATATAGAGGATAGAAATAAAGCATATCACGAAGAAGCAAAAGAGAAGAAAAAGAAACACTTCAGTCAAGTGTTTGACAATCCTCTAAAAGGTTTCCCTTACAACGAAGCGATTAAAGTAAAACTCAAAGAATCAACTGAAGAAGTTGAAGAGGCTAAAGAATTAGAACTATCTTTACCCATGAGAGGTTTTATGCAAGATACTAGAAAGGAACTTTTTGGTTGGGCGAAGAAAGCAGGTTTAAATCCTAAAAAAATTGGAAGTGGTTCTGCAGAGAAATTGGAAATAAAAGGAACTCCTAAACAGATTAACAAATTAATAAGTTATATTCCCGTTAAAGACGTTAAAGAAGAATCGACTGAAATAGAAGAAAATGCAGATGCATCTCTCAAGAAGAAAGCAGAGAAAACAGGTATCCCTTTTGGTATTCTTAAAAAAGTATACAACAGGGGTGTAGCCGCATGGAAGACTGGACATAGACCAGGCACAACTCCTGAACAATGGGGACATGCAAGAGTGAA